ACATTGACATCTGCTGATGGCGCTCGGATGGATTGTGGATTGTCCAAGCAATCGACCAAAATTCGCGAACATGACAGCCATTCTTGGCTGTGGCTCCAACTAGCCCCAACAACAGTAACAGTATGAGCCAACGCATTTACCACGCCCAACTCCATGCAATTATGTAAGTGCCAAAAATGACGAAGGCAACTAAAAGAGTCGCCGCAATGAATGATTCGACCCAGTCCCACATGATCAGGTGTTCAGTGCATCCAAACGACCCCATGCCCAGTCTGTAGCGGCTGAAGGATCAAATGGAATTGTGGCATTTGGATTGTTGGGTTGTGTTGGATCAGGCTGTGTCCAATTAGCGCCAACTGTTGTTAAATATGCCAACAAGTCAGCTTTAGTTGGGATGACTTCAAAGTCGCCAGTAGCACCATCGTTTGTGATGCCAACTTGGATTAGGTCGCGAGGCCATGCCGTGCTAGGGTCGGCAACACCATAAACACCACCTACGCCATCTTCGCCAAGATATAAGAAATCTGGGATGGTTCCTTCCGCTGTCAGGCGGTACTTCATCATTTGTCGTGCCATGTCATGCTCCTTGTGAGTATTGCCCACTAAATAAATACGAACCAAAATGTCCTAGCTCACACCAAGGAGCCGCCCAGACCTCTCCCCCATGTTCACGGTAGTTGTGACAGAAAAAGAAGTCTTCAGACAATAGTTTATCGCCACTCATGCCAACTTGGAAGAAGTCATAAACGGGTTCACCATCCGCAATTGACTGACCCCCGTTGGTGTACTGGCGCACATGCGGAATCAGCGTTTCAAACGCATCTCTACGAATCATCATAAACCCAGTGCCAGCCCACTCCACTTGGAACGGTTGCTCTGGGTTAACCATTTTGTGGCCTTCCAACTCATGAATGTTAAAGATGCCAGTCAGTTTGTGTAATTCTTTGTGGTTCAGCACAGCGCCCTGACGCACTCTTTGCCAGTTGATGCCTTTCATAGGCACGCATCCAGCGATCAAAGGTTTGTCAGCTTGAATCATCTTGACAATGTCAGCAGGGCGAAACTTCTGGTCAGCGTCAATAAACAGCAGGTGGCTTGCGTCTGTCTTTAGAAAATGATGTGCAATAGTATTGCGACCACGCTGAATTAAAGACTCGTTGCCAAGGAACACGCAGGTCATCTTGTGACCATTGCGCTCCATGTCACTTTGCAGTTGAAGCAGGGACTGCGTGTACTCGCTACAGCACATCCCACCATACATTGGAGTACCAATGACCAAGTGCATTACTTGCTCTCCAACTGAGGAGTGTTGGTCAAAGACTGACGGTCAAGAACCGCAAAACCACGGTTAGCGGCAAACTTTTCAGCGCAGTCTTGGAACTTGTCAGCGCAGGCTTCCAGCCACTGCACAGTCATTTCGTGCGTAGGCGCTTTGCCGCTAGAAATCATTTCGTTTTCCATCGTGAGGTATGCAAAGACTTCTGCCTGTGCTTGAGCGGCGTTGATGCCCAAGTCAAACAAGTAAATCATGTTGCCCTCGTCAATTACGCCACCACGCGCACGAGCGGCGTTCAAGCCCTGCTTCATGCAGGTCATCACATGGTATCGCTTCTCTTCCAGTTCGTAGTCTTCCTCGGTAATCTCAGTTTTGCCAATCTTCTTGAGGATGTTCTCGTACTGATTGATGAAGAAGTTCAGTTTGCGAACTGCGCCTTCCATGTAATTCTGTGTGCTTGAAGCGCCCGCTTTGGCTTGAATAATTTCCAACTCCAACAATTCGCGCTCAAACGGGTCAGTAATGTCTGCCAGTTTTGACTCCTTTTGGCGGCACTCAATCTCTGCCTTTTTTAACTTAAAATGGTTTTCTTGCAGAGCCGCTCTGGTTTGCTCAATCTCAGCCAATGACTGATAGATTGACCGCAAAGGAGTCAGCGTGGTCACATCCAAAGTGACATTCATAAACTGCGAGTGGCCCTTAAAAAAGTTGGTCGCAGTCTTCATCACCGCAGGCAACTTTGAGTCAATATTGTTCAGCATAACGCTGTACTCAGGTTTGACGGTTGTCAGCGAAGTTGAAATGTTTTGGATTGTTAAGTTGTTCAAAAGTTTCTCCGTTGTTAAAAAATTTATTGTACGCCGCCATTGAACGATGACAGACCTGCAATACTTGTTGCAGTTGATAACAAATCACCAAAATCTGTAGCGTTTCCTGTGGTTGCAATCGTCACATAATCAATAATGTTTGTTTTGCTTCCGCTTTCACCGCCCCCAAAAATTGCTCTTGTATTATTTGCCCCACCTGTAGGAACATTTCTAGCTACAGTTAAAGAACCAAAAGCAGTTGCATTTCCAGCGGATGCAATTGTGATGTATGTAATTGTATTGAGCGTATCGTATGCATCATTCATGCCGCCAGCAAGTACGCCCCTTGTGCTATTTGAACAAGCACATGGGCCGCCGCGACTTAAAAAAGTTAAATCGCCAAAATCGGTTGCGTTACCAGCAGAAGCTATTGTTATGTAGTCCATAACATTAGTAGGGCCACTGCTGTTATTTGCGCCAGAAAAAACTCCTCTTGTTGGGCTAGAACAAGCGCCAGTCATGTTGTTGCGGGCCACTGTTAACGCACCAAAAGATGTTGCATTACCTGTGGTGGCTATCGTTACATAATTTAAAGTGTTGATATATACAGTTGCCCCGGGGTCATAACCTGCGCCATTTACGCCTCTAGTAGCGCTGTTGCACCCACCTTGATACCTTGATTTAAATGTTAAATCACCAAAATCGGTTGTGTTACCAGCGGTAGCAATGGTGACATATTGAATAGTGTTAGTAGTACCAGAACCAGTGCCATCTTCACCGCCTGCAAATACGCCTCGCGTGGTTGAAGCAAAAGCCGCCAATCCATAATTGCCTGCCACTAAATCACCAAAATCAGTAGTGTTGCCAGTGGTAGTTATTGAAACCTGTTGAATTACATTTAATTGCGTACCACCGTAGTTGCCAGCAAATAATACGGTTGCGGCAACTGGCCCAGCATTTCCAGCAATAGGCCACAGACCTTGTTTCTGCCAATATGCTTGTTGACTCAGCGTCCAGATGCCGGGGGCACTCCCGTTCTCAAACGGCCCTGTTGGAGTTGCAGGGGTCGGGGTGATGATACCGCCGGGCCATTTCTTAGACATTATTGAACCCCCCCGTTGTAACTTGAAAGCGCAGTGTTTGAGTACACAGCAACAGTCAAATTACCAAAACTGACTGAATTACCTGTTGATGCAATCGTTACATAATTCATAGCACTGCTTTCATTACCTCCCACACGACCACCGCTTTGGATTGCTCTTGTAGCCCCTGCGCCAGCGGCTAATTGGAATACTGCGGAAGACAATGACCCAAAGGAAGTTGTGTTACCAGTTGTTGCAATGGTTACATATTGAATGGCATTAGTGTCATTACCATTGTAACTACCACCAAAAATCAAACCGCGTGTGCTGTTTGATGCGCCCGCGCTGTATGCGTTGTAGCCCGATAAAGTACCAAAAGTAGTTGAATTACTTGCTGATGCAATGGTTACATAAGACATGACATTTACAGTTCCACCTGCACCGCCACTGCCTAATCCACCTGCCCATACACCGCGAGTAGATGAAGAGAACGCGCCAGCCGCCGCATATGCACCGCTAGTCAAACCACCAAAACTAGTTGAATTTCCTGTTGAGGCAATTGTGATGTAATACATGCCACTTGTATTTGAAGCATTATTACCAAAGAAAACGCCACGAGTAGAAGAGTTACAACCACTCACATTGTATGTAGATAGTGAATAATTACCAAAAGAAGTAGTATTACCAGTTGTGGCAATAGTTACATATTCAATAGCGCTGTAATATGTGCCGCCTCCTGCATCACTATATCCTGCGGCAAATATTCCTCGGGTACTAGATGCGCAAGAACCCATTCCAAGTTTAACGACAGATAACGAACCAAAGAAAGTCGCATTACCTGTGGTTGTGATATCAACATAAGAAATAACGCTTGTAGCGTAAGGAGATGGCGTAGGTATTGAACCACCAGCGGTCAAAAGTCTTTGTGCTGGCAGAACAGGGGTTACGCTACCACTTGTACCTGCGGGGCCATAACCAACACTGTTTGTTGCTTGCACACTGATTGTGTAAGAGGTTCCATTTGTTAAGCCAGTGACTGTCAGGGGTGAGGATGCGCCTGTGGCGGTGAACCCCCCGGGGGACGATGTTGCCAAATACCCCGTAATACCCGCTGGAATACCCGTAAATGCGGGCGCTACAAAAGTTACCGTAGCAGAAGCATCACCCGCCGTAGCGGAAACGCTTGTGGGTGCACCCGGGCCCATGGGCCAATTCGTCGACCCCTTAGCTTGGTATTGAGCAGGGAGTGTCCATACACCTGAATAGCTTGGCATTTTTACAGACCTCCGTGAACACTAGAAGCGGTAGCTCCAACAGCGGAAGTACCATTTAAATCACCAAAGTCCGTAGCATTACCCGTGGATGCAATGGTGACATAGTCAATAACATTGAAATCATACGCGCCACCAAATACGCCACGGGTAGTAGAGGCTAGTCCCCAGCCGCCAGTTCCATATGTGCCCCGAGCAACCGTTAATGAGCCAAAAGCCGTTGCGTTTCCTGTTGTGGCAATTGTGATGTAGTCGATCGTGTTGACCCCGGGGTAGCCACTCGAGTTCGATTCACCTCCAGCAAACAAACCTCTTGTTGAGTTTGAACAAGAGCCAACATATCCACGAGCTACAGTTAACTGACCAAAACTTGTAGCATTACCTGTAGTGGCAATAGTGACATATCCTATGACATTAGTTGTTGAAGTGCCACCACCAGATACACCCCTAGTGGTAGAAGCAAGACCACCATTAAATCTAATTTGATTAGTTAAATTACCAAAATTTGTTGAATTTCCAGTAGTAGCAATTGTTACATAGCTAATACTGCACATAGGTGAAGAGCCATCAAAACCCCCAGCAAATAACCCACGAGTTTCGTTAGAAAGTCCAGCAAAACCATTTTTTGATGTATCTAAAGTGCCAAATGTACCTGTTGTTCCAGAAGTGGTGAAATTACCATATAGTATTGAATTTTGAACATTACCAGATGAATTGTCGCCACCAGCAACAACCCATCTTGTTGAAGAAGAACAACTTCCTGAATATCCATATGTATTCGTTAACGCGCCAAAAGCGGTTGCGTTACCTGTTGTGGTAATAGTAATCTTGTTAATTGTGTTATTTCTGGAATCCGCATTGCTTACACGGAAAAACAATCCAACTTGCGCGTTAGGTGTCACACTTCCTGTAGAAGCACTCCACACGCCCGGGCCGTAGCTGTTCAACGCCCACACATTAAATGTGTACGCCGTGCCGTTGGTTAAACCTGTAACAGATACAGGAGAAGATGCCGCATTACCTGTGAATTGACTTGGATTGGAGACAGCGTAATACTGAGTAATTGCAGAACCTCCAACATTTGCTGGTGCTGTAAAAGTTACAGACGCAGAGGCATCGCCCGCAGTTGCCGCAGGAGAAGTCGGCGCATCAGGGTTCTTCAGCGGATCAAAGAATGCTGAGATAAACCCAGCAGGAGAACGCATAGCCATGCTGAACTCCTTTTATGCCGCAATTGATTCGTAGCTGATTGTGTATGTGATTTTGCTTGCAGTACCGCTTGTTACTACGATGGATTGGTTTTCCATCAAGTAAAAGCCTGTAGTCTTGTCCACCACAATCAAAGATGCATCAGCAGGAACAGACACAGTAGACACAATCGGGAAATCCGTACCAGCACCAGCGGCGGCATTGTCGATTGATACAGTAACATCTACAGCGTTTGTGCCATCCACATTAGCGGCAACAATGTTGTTGACTTTAAAGACCAAACCAGAAGATGCCGCATTTGATAGCAGAACATTAGCGGATGTATTGCTAGGAGTTAAGTATGTCGTGTTACCTGTGAGGGTAGTGACATTTACGATATTTGGATTTGCCATGGTGGTTCCTTACAGACCAAAAACGATTGAGAAGGCGATGGCTTGACCTTTGGTCGCGCCGCTTGCAGGGGTTACAAAAGACAAGTTGCCAGCACCGTCAGTTTTAATAACTTGATTTGCTGAGCCATCAGCAGTGGGGTACTTTAAGCCAGCAGGGTTGTTCATGATGCGGGTGACAGTGCCTGATGCGTTTTCGGCGTACAGCGCCATGTCCGTGTCGGCGATGTTGAAGCCGAGTTCTCCCGGCAACAAGTTAGCCGCCAACGGCACAGCCGCCCCTGTCGTCGTGCGATAAAGCTGAATAGGTGTAAAGCCTGATGCCGCCATAGTGTTACCTCAAATTCTCAAGTTTGTACAAAGTCTTCATGTGCAACGCTGTCAGCTCATCAATGATGTTCTCTAGCGCAGGCACATTCTTGGCTATCTTTTCACGATTTTCGGTTAGCCAAATTATATCGTCGTGAATCATTTTTGTCGTGTTTTCCACGCTTCCTTCAATTTCACCAATAAGTCCAAAACTACCTTGGTAGGCTTCGACATATTTATCCAAGTTGTCAATCAGGTCGTCATAGTAGTGACCTAACGCTTTGTGCTCTGAGTAACTGTTCGTCTTCCAGTGCCTGATGTGCGCGGCGTTACGAGCCTTAAACATGAGGTTGATGAGTTCTTCTACCATCAGAATGTGCCTCCTGAGATGCCACCAACCGCAGTGAATGCACCAGCACCATCTAAACTTGCTACTTCGGTTGTAGCCCCATACCATTTAAACTTAAATGAACTATTATTTTCTGGAACGCTAGACCACATTGTTGCGGCGTTAATACCTATAGCGTAATCAGCTACGCTACCACTTAGTGAAGGATACAGCACTAATTTAGTACCAGCACTTCTTGTGGTAAACGCTGGCGCTCCTGTGCCGTTTGTATTGAAATCAATTCGGTTGCTAGTTGCGCCGTTCAAATAAACCTGACCAGCTCCATCTGTTGGGCTTCCAGTGCCTGTCGTAGTAACTGTCGTCGATCTAACTGTTGATGCTGTTGTTGCACCAATGGACATGTTATTGATGGTTCCTGCGCTTGTTGGTGCTATTTCAATAGAACCTGAACCAGTAGGTTTTATGTGGACATGACCAGTACCTGTCGGGCTAATGTCAATCTGTGCGTTAGTACCGTTTAAGTTTGTAGATACATTGACCGCTAAGTTATCACCACCGCCAGCACCCATTAACATCTGGGTAGTACCTGCTGAGTTTTTTAACGCTAAACCGCCTGAGCCTGTTGCTTGAACTGTAGGAGTCGTCAGACTTGTAGACGCAGTGACTGTGGTAAATGCACCTGTTGTAGCAGTTGTCGCGCCAACAGTCGTACCGTCAATTGCACCACCAGTCACCGCCACAGAGTTTGCGTTCTGCGTGGACATGGTTCCCAAACCAGTAATGTCTGTGTTTGGAATAGTCGATGAGGCTGTTAACGCAGTTGTTCCAGCGCCTTTGACATAGCCTGTCAATGTAGTAGCACCCGTACCACCATTGCCCACCACAAGGGTTCCAGCTAAGGAGATTGCTCCAGTAGTTGCAGAAGCTGGAGTCAACCCAGTCGTTCCACCTGCAAAAGTAGTTACTCCACCAGCAGGGGCTGGTTGCCATGAGGCAGTTGTGCCGTTAGACGACAACAGATAGCCGTTAGCGCCAATTGCTAATCTGGTAGCGCTGTTTACGCCATCTCCAAGGATCAGGTCACCAGTTGTGGTGATAGGCGATAAAGCATTGAATGCCGCACCTGCTGTTGTCTGTCCAGTACCGCCAGAGGCAATTGCAAGCGTTGTAGACAGACCTGCCGCAGTGCCCGTGGTGTTTTGATTCAGCGTTGGAACATCTGCGGCTTGAATTGTGGACATCACCACATTTGTGCCATTGCCACGCAAGTACGAACCACTAGTCACTGCGCCAGCAAAAGCGTTCATTGCCGCTTGAGCAGTTGTTTGACCTGAGCCACCAGAAGCAATAGCCAGAGTCGTAGACAAACCAGCCGCAGTGCCTGTGGTGTTTTGGTTCCATGTAGGAATAGCGCCAGCCAAGTCTGCGTAAGCAATACTGACCACACCTACTTGACCGTTAACAGAACTGACCAAGTTAGTCTGGTCAATCTTCTGCCATGTGGAGCCATTAAAGATAGCCCAATCGCCCACTTGCCAGTCAGTGATGCCATTCAGATTAGTCGAGCCAGCTACGGAAACAATGTAGTAGTAACCGTTTGTGCCAACGCTAGATGTCAGTGTAGGCGTGTTAGTTGAGGCGTTCCATGAACCCTGATACGACAGACCACCAGTAAAACTTGCAGTTGTGACGCTTGTGATCACACCCTTGGAGTTCACGGTCACCACAGGGATTGCAGTCGATGAGCCATAAGTGTTAGCAGTCACGCCAGAAGCTGGCAAGTCTGCATTGACCAAAGCCCTGAAAGCTGTAGGGGCGGCGGCTCCAGCGGCAGGGCCAGCGTAGACCACATTGGCAGGCTGGTCAATCACCAACAAAGCAGAACCCCATGTAGGCGCTCCTGCTCCACCAGAAACTAAAACTTGTCCCTCAATACCAACAGGGCCAATATACAGCCCATCAGCGCCAGACCAAACAATAGCGCCAGCCGCAGGCACTAAGCTCCGCGCTGTACCACCATTGCCTAAACCAAGGATGTTGTCAACCTGATCATCAGCAGACAAGTCAACAGCAGGGTGTTTGTGATCGCTACGGGCAACGGTGTTTGCCACACCTGCTGAGCCAGTCTGAAAGCCAAACTCTGGCGCACTAGCGCTATAACTTGCAGATAGGGTGACATTGCCGCTCAGTGCTCCACCACCTGTCAAACCATTACCAGCAATCACTTGTGTGCTAGTAGGAACATAACCTGAGATTGTTGCAGGGATTGTGGTAGCCGCAGTTACTCGACCTGTGCTGTCAACAGTAAAAACTGGGATGTTTGTCGCATCGCCATAAACACCAGAAGTTACACCTGAAGCGGCTAACTGAACAGAACCCACACCACCGTTAGCGATGCTCAAGGTCACATTGCCTGTTAGAGCACCACCACCAGTCATGCCTGTGCCCGCGATCACTTGGGTGCTTGTGGGCACGCCTGCAACGCTTAACAGATCACCAACACGGATTTGGTAGTTGTTGCCCTGATAGACGATCATCATCAGGCTGTTTTCGTCAGCCACAGGAGCGACAGGCAACTGCGTGATTCGGGTCGGTATCAGATTACTTGGGACATCAGACATTTAAAACTCCAAATAGCTATTACCGTCTTCAGTGATGAAGAACTCGTCGCCTGCTTCTTGTATCACACCAGCAGGGCGGGTGTTGACAGGGGTGTCAGGGCGGTTGAAGGGCAATATAATTTTATCAGGGGCACGAGGTGCGAGGCGATAGGGATCGTACTCGTCGACATCTTCGGCGCAGACCATGAGGCCGGGGTAATTCGGGTCGCTCTGCAACTCTGCCATCAGGAACTTGCGCGAACAGCGTGCGCAGATCGCAATGCCATAGGTCGCTTCGCCTGTTGGGTCTAAGAAGTAGCTCATTTGGTGTAGACCCCAATGCCCGGGTTAATCTGGATCGACGACCCATCATTGTCCCCATCCCACGCTCTCTGCACGCTCATCGCCGCCTTCTGCTCAAGCATAGGTATCAGCGCCACATCCACCGCTGGAGTCTCTGCGGCAACCTTAGCGGCAAGCCCATCCACAATCGCTTGTAGCCATCTCTGAGGCACTTCCACATCTTGTTGGAGGTTCTCTGTGTCCATGATCTGGCGGTGTCTCCACAGCACCAACTGAGCAAGCTCGGCGTAGTCTGCGGGGGCGGGCCAGAGGTTGACAACTGGGCGTGGGAGGTCGCGTTGATACCAGAAGGACGCTGGACGGCCCGGGAACACCTTGTTGCTCTGATTCACATACCCATCACGATTCAGAACGCCCAAAGGAATCTCTTGTGGCAGGTTGCCCATTGTCACCAGTGTCAGCGTCATCGTCGAAGTTGAGGTGAATCTGAAGTATTGGTAAGGCAACGCCCCTGAAATATCAGTCCAAACAATCTCACCAGCCGCCGCTGTCGCTGATTGCGTGCCCACAGTCGTCCATGACGAGCCATTTGCACTAACTTGGAAGGTAACTGGCACAGCCGCCGCTCCCCACTTGATGCCAATTGTGTCAACAGTGGTCGCAGTGGTGAAATTTACGGTGTACGCAGTAGAAGTGATGGTTGTCGCACCAGATACCTGCTGAATTTGACGGTAATTCAAGTTCAGCACATCAACAGTACCCAAAGGAAGGGTCACAACCTGCTGATTTTGGTACATTGGCAAGATTACATAGTCAATACACCAGCTAGGTGTACGAATATTCGCCAATTCTGACAAAAGCAAATAGAGGGATTCGAGCGCATAGCTCTGCATCTCGCCTGATATGGCTTGAGCAGGCAATCTACAGCGCCTGAAAGCGTGATCTACGACTTTCAGCGCATTAAATGTAGTGCCGCTCACATTACCAGAAAAAGCCATGCTAACTCCGCTTTGTAGTCAGGATGCCCGCTGATCCAGCACGCTCTAATTGACGAAAATTATAGTTTATTAAGTCAGAAAAAACAACTTAACATTTCTTTTTGGAAGCCATGCCGCCTTTTTTGTACATAGCCATCTCGTACATGTCAATTGGCTTGCTACCAGCTCCAGCACCTGTTACGGAGCGGTATTGTTCAGCCTCTTTACCCATCATCTTGTCTTCAGTCGAAGTGGATTTTTTCATTGGCTTACCAATAGTTCCACCCATGGCGTGGTTCTTCTTGACACCTCCACCGTGTTTCATGGCAGGAATCATAGGCTCACGAGGTGCAACTGGCATCTGGCGGCGAGGAGCAGTGATACCTAAACCCTTTTGGGCTGGAGGAATCATGCCTTGACCACCACGAGGGCCAATGTTCTTCACGGTCTGTGACTTCATCATCTCTTCTTTTTGCATGCGAGGTGACTCAGTCTTCTCGTGCTTAGCCATTTCCTTACGACTAGCGTACATCTCGCCTGTCTTGGCTTCTTTCATGCCACCTTTAGCATAGCCACCCTTAGCCATCTTCATGGCAGGGCCACCACTCTCGTAGTTGCAAGCCTTCTCATTGAAGTCAAAGTCCTTGACATATTTCATTTTTGCCATGATTTATCCTTGTGGGTTAGCGTATGTCTTGATGCATTCAAGAACAACACAGTACATATCACCTGCTGAAGCATCTGCGGTAGTAAACAGCACATCACCAGTTACACCAGCGCCTGCGTTGTTTGGAATACCACCAAAAGATGACAAGTCCATCAGATAGTTTGAGTTCTGAGGAATCATCCATGCAAACACATCCGTTGTGGCATCCCAAAGAATGCGCACTTCCATGCCATGTGTCGTTGCAAAAATCTTGTTCAGCTTTACACCATTACAAGCATTGCCAGAAGCATTGGAACGCAATGTAGAAACATCGATCTTAATTACACCAGTCTCACCAGTGCCATCAGAGATATTTGTAAATTTAGCAATAAACAATCTCTCGCCATCGAGGATTGTTTGCGAAGCTACAGCATCAGCCATTATGTTCTCCTGTTTCAGTTGTTTCAACCACTTCAGGCGAGTCTAAACGCCTGATTAACATCTGGTATGCACTCACTGTAGCCTGCGCTTGAGTCAGGAAGATTTCAGCCTTCCTGATCTCAGTTTGCAAATCAACAATTTCTGCTTCCAGAAATTCTTTAGTGATTTGCATATTAGCTGAATGTAGCGTAAGCAGGGATGTAATAGACTGTGCCGCCAATCATCACTTTGACTGCTTTAGCCACAGTGGTAACTGAAGTTGCAGTTGGTGCAATTGTTGCCGCAGGAGCGGTTTCAATGTTCATCAACAAAGGAATTTCACCTGTGTTTGTGCCGCTGTCAGACACGCGAATAAACGAGGCTGTGGCGGGCAAAGTTGCATTGACGGTGTAGGCAGTGTCCAGTTGGATAACAGCCAGAGTGCCACCGGGCGTGGCATCCGAGCCACCCAAAGTCGCACGAATTGCATTAGCCGCACCAGAAATAGTGGCTGATGCACCGTCAACGCTTAAAGAAATGTGAGCGCCGTTGATTGTGCCCGCTGTAGCCGCACCAGTACCAGTCACAACAGAGAAAGCACGAAAAGTTTCGCCTGAACCTGTAGAGGTAAAGGTCAACTTTTGGTAGCTCAAGCGGGTGTCGCCAGTGGTTGCAGAAGTTGTAGCAAAAGCGGCGTTAATGTTTTCCGCTGTAGTTACAGAAAGGGGGGCAGATGAAGTGCCAGTTTCAAAGCCGTTAAGCGATACGACTGGGCCTGTGAATGTGGTTGTTGCCATGATGTTTCCTTACATGCAAGTGATGCGCAACCGTCTGCATGTCGTCGGCAAGGGCGTGCCGTCTGTTGCGCGTGGATTAAATGTGCCCAGCAAACACCCCCCTTTCGGAGAGTGTTCACTTGATACTTTAGTTAAAGATCAAACGCCCGCTGTACCATAAATACCGCGAGGATCAGTCCAACCGAAAGTATAACGCTCGGTGGCTTTGTAGCGCATTGAATCAGTCTCGAAGTCGCCTTCCATAGACTTTTCCAAACCACGGCGCATCAACAACTTCAAGCCTTCTGGTGCATCAGTCTCAATCCACCATGCAGTGGTTGATGTGATACGAGACAAGTTAGCTTGACCATCAGCCAGCAAGCCCATGGACTTAACAGGGTTGATGTCGTTGTCAGCAGTGCCTGTACGCAACACACTCTTCAACAGAACTTCGGCTTGGAACACATTAGATGGGCCAGACACGATCTTGGTAGGAGTCAAGCGGATACGCTTGCCGTTGTTGTCAACAGCGTTACGAATCTGAATGAGCAACTGCTCAAGAGAAGTTTGTGAAAGAGCGGCGGCAGTAGTCAACTGATTGCTGAAAGTGCCGTTCACGATTGGGTGAGCCGTGTTAACCAAAGATACGCCATCACCACCTGTGTACGCGCTGTTGAAAGCACGGTTCAGGATGTTAGCGCCAAGGGTTTCCTTAGTCTCAATCAGTGACTGTGCCAAGTGCTTGGCATAGGTCTGACCGATACGGATGTGGTCACCGTCCTCAACCAAGACTTTGGTCAAGCTGAATGCCAAACCGTAGACTTTGTAGAGGTAGCGTTGCAAGAACAATACGCCACCAGATTGGTAGCTTACTGCCATGCCATCAGGCAACTCGGGAGCCGCGCCGAAACCGTACAAGACAGGTTCTTCGTGGTAATTACGAGGAATGCCTTTTTGCTCACGGAAAACCATTTTCCATTCATCAGCACGCTGATTGTAAACGCCGTCAAAGACTTCGTTCAGGATTGGCTCAACAACGGATCGAAAGTCCGTACTACGCATTGGGGTAGCCATAATTCAGCCCTCCTTATACCGAGTTCACTGCGGCTTTGTAGTGGTGTTCGTTGATGCGAACAGTCACGACTACATAAGCGTCTGTGAGGGAATCATTGATTTCATATCCAAAGCCAGTGATCTGGAATTGACCAGAAGTGGCTTGAATGGCGGTCAGGTAAGTGTTGGACAAACCTGTTTGGGTCGAGCCACCGGGCGAGGCCACAGTCCAATCACACTCTTCACCAACAGCCGTTTGAACGGTTGTGCCAGCGGAGGGGTTGTTGTACTGAACATCAAACAGTGTTTCAGGATCATCATAGACCCATGCAGTGATCTCTGTACCAGTCGTTCCAGAAGGAAAGAAAGGAGAGATCGTTGGTTTACCAGTAGCGTCCAAATACTGTACACCTGCGAAGATGCCCAGCAAAGAAACGCCATCTGTAGTACCAGAACGAGTACCGTCCGAAGTACCTAGTTGAATTACACCGTTGTCGGTTAACTTAACGGGATCACCGCTAAAAATGTTAGCCGCATAGGTGCTCGCGATTACATAGGCTTTTGGGCGCATCTGACCACTGTTGTGGAAAGAAGCACGAAA